GTATTTCTTGGAATGTGAGTCAATCAGGGAATGCCCTAATTTCGCACCAGGATTAGTTATAGCGGGTTTTAAGGGGTTTACCCTACTCAGGGTAGCGGTCTCGGTATTCAGGGCGGCTAGCGATGGGTTACGTTTTAAGACTTCCTTCAGTTCTTGCCCTGTTAGTTTCATCCCCTTGCCCTTGGTAACAGGAGGAATCTAGGGCGTCAAATTGTTTTTGTTAGTCGTTTTGTGTTATCACGGCTATGGGGAACTCCATACTGTCACGGCGGGGGTTGCGAGTTCGAGCCTCGTCGCGACCGCCATCGTTTTGCCTCTCAATGGCTCATAATGGCTCAAAATAGAATTGCAATTTGTTAGTCAAAGCTAACAAATTCAGGCTCCAAGTGAAAAACATCTATCTCATTAAAGGCTGGTATTGGTACTCCAAAATGGTGAAAGGCAATAGGCTTTGGGTAAATTTAGAAACAAAAAACCCATCTGAAGCCGTTAAGAGGGTTCAGGAAATTCAGGTAAACCCCATAGTCAAAAACCATGGCACCAGCCTAGAGCACGATCTAGAGCGATACCTGGGCTACCAACAGAGGACCGGTAAATACTCCCCTCGCAGTATCTCTGATAAGCGACCTATCCTTAAACATTTCATCAATTCACTTCCAGAGAACACCACCTTGGTGAATATCAATCCGAGGCACATTGAGGACTACTGCGAACTACTGAGAACCGAGAATATCTCAAAAGACAATGATCGGGTTAAACACCGTACCCACAACACAATCATGGGCTACCTAGGAGCCATTCGCGTCTTCATGCGCTGGGCTGTGGAGGTTGAGAGAGTGAGGGTGACAAACCCAGTTCCAAGGCCGGAGTTTGAGAAGTCAGGGATACGCATTCTGTGGTGTGATAAGGCTCTTAAAAATAAATTAATCACTGAGGCCCCGAATGACGAACTGCGCTTCATTCTCCACTGTGGTTTCGATGCCGGGTTAAGACGCAACGAAATTGTGGAGTCTCGCAGGGATTGGTTTGACCTCAAACATGGCATGATCTACGTGCGCAAGGCTAAAGGTGATAGACTGAGAGAAGGTGAGCGCTCGTTTCTCATCAAGGACAAGGAGGAGAGGGCTATTCCACTGACACCGACATTCAAAGCCTTTCTCAAAGAATACCTTAAAGGACTAGATCCCTTGGACTTCGTTCTCTACGCCGACCTCAAACACCGAAAGTGGCGATACCGATATGACTTTAGACGACCGTTTACGGAGTACATGAAGTCTCAGAAGTGCGAATGGGTAACGCCCCACGTAATGCGACATTCATTTGCCTCTATTCTCGCGAGTCGAGGCGTATCGATTTACAAGATTGCGGAGTGGTTGGGTGACGATGTTCGCGTAGTGCAACACCACTATGCCAAGCTCGCGAAGGGTGACAAAGATATTCATGTCCTAAGCTAATTTTCAGGATACTCCCCATTCTTGAGCCTGAAGGCACACGTCTTCACATCCTCATAGCTCCATAGTCTACATCGATTCTTGTCAACTACTGGTTTAATCCACCCTGCTGAGACCATCTTGTTAAAAAGTTTTTCTTGCCCTATCAGAATAACAGCCATCTCTGTTGGAATATTGAAGGGCTTTAACTCAATTTTCGAGGATATCAGTTCCGAGTATTTCATAGTTTCTCTTCAAAATATTTGCCTTGCGAAATCCACCATAAACGAGCTTCGCGCCGATTGTTTTCTTCAAAGACATCAATACCAACACTTCGAATCTCAGCAATTCCGTTGCGGATAAGAGTAAGCTTCTCATTCACTTCCTTGAGTCGATCTTCTAGAAATTTATTCATGTATTCCTCTCCCTAAAAGTCAGCCTATCTCCATTAAACCAGAGTTTTTGGTCATACCCACTAGGCCCATTCCTGTTCTTGGCAATCGTGGCAATGATCGGCACCGGGTCCCATGGGTTGAGCATTTCAACTTCATCGTCTCTCCACATGAGAATCACGCCATGAGCATCTTGCTCAATCTGTCCTGACTCTTTGAGGTGTCCCAGTCTCGGCCTTCCCTCCCTCTCGCTCTCTCTACTGAGTTGGGCTAACACCAGGGCCGCTACTCCTGTTTCTTTGCAGGCCATGAGAATGTTCTGAGAAGCTTGAGTCACATTCCTTCGCATGTCTTTACCGCCAATATCGATGAGCTGAATGTAATCGATCACAACCAACTCCACTTGATACCTCCGGGCATATCTGCGGATCATTGATCTAACCTGAGGCCCGTTAATGATTGAAACACATCTAGCAAACAACGGCAGTCTATTGAGCTTCCTATAAGCCGCCTGATACCTTAAAATCGTTTCCTTATCAGCCTTTCTCTTGCAAATCAGGTCGTAGTTGAGTTGTTCTAGCTGACAGGCCATGCGCGAAACAATTTGATCTCTGGTCATTTCAATGGAAATTACCAAGCAAGTTTTCCCCCTCTGAGCTGCATACAACACCGCCTGAGTTCCAAGACTTGTTTTTCCTGTTCCCGGCCTACCAGCAACAGCGTAGTAGTGAGCCTTACGAAGCCCACCAAAACAGCCATCAATGGAGTTAATGCCAATAGGAATACCGGTGACGGTATCACCCCTGAGCATGGCCTGAACTTCTTCCTCCAACTCCTCTATAGCCCGGGGAATGTCATTATCCTCCTCGCCACTATCTTCGAGCATGGACTGAATCTTCTCTTCAAACTGTGGCAGGGTTTCCTCTAGCTCCTCATTAAGCATCATTTGGATGTCAGCCGATAGCTCTAGGAGTTTGCGCTTAGTGTGCGCCTTCTTAAGTTCTTTAACGCACTCCTCTAAGTTTCCCAGGAACCTGGGGGCAACTAACTGCCCTAGCGCATAGTCTCCACCCACCTCCTCAATTTCGCCACGGTCCCGAAGCTCCTGACTCACCGTGATCAAGTCTACGAGCTTACTGGCTTTAAACACGGTCTGTGCTGCCCTAAAGATCTTGCGATGGGAACGGATAAAGAAGTGATCAGCATTGAGGGCATTGAAAATCTCATCGACATTATCCGATGTGAGTAGCCGGGAAATAATAGCCACCTCTGCATCCTTGTTGTGCGGGACATCACTCATTTTCATCCTCCTTCACAACTTCTAGCCCTGTTTGAGCTTTCTCAGCCATGGCAGCCTCATACTCCTCATACGACCTAAACCTTTCCTTCTTGGTAGGGGTTTCAAGCCTAGCCCTTGCCCGGTCTAGTTCCCCAGTCCAGTTGTTGAGCAGGGTCATAATGTCCTGTCTCAAAAACTTAGCCCCTGACGTGTAGTAACGCTCAATCTCATCTATTTCCAGGTCGGCCTCTGGTCTTTCCAGGACCTCACTCAACTTCAAATCCTCCTTAACGCTCCAACCCGTTGAATCCCTTCTATTGAAAAGCTTATTCAACCTATCCTTAAACCTGATTCTCCTTTCTTTTTCTTGTTCTTTATCCTTTTCCTTTTCTTTTTCTTTTTCTTCAAGGGTATGTATACCCTTTGGATACCCTTTGTATACCCTTTGTATACCCTTACGAGAATTGTGTGTTAAATGTAATCCATGGCCCTTTAGGGCCTTAAGAATGCTTAGGTGTGGCTTGCAATTTTCTGATAATTCACCGTACTGGAATCCGATAAAACCGCTAATCCACCACCTTCCATCTTTAAGTACCTCAATGTGATCCTTAAAGGCTTCCGTGGCCGCTTTTGGGTCTATTTCGCAACCTATTTTAAATGCCGCTAGTTCAAAGTCTGGTATCCAGACTCCAGTGCAATCGCAGGCGTCGTTAATGTATACCCATAGCAACTTATGTTCTATGCTCAGCTTACGGAACCAGCCTTGCCACTTTTCAGTGTCGGTGAACCTCTTCTTCAATCAAAACCTCCTTGGGAGTTAATTCACCCCAACCCGCCCCTAGTCACCGCAGCTCACCGGATATGCGACAGTGAGCTGTTCTAGAGGGGGATTGGGGTTAAAATATAGTTATGTGGTGCTTAACAATTGTGAGCAGCGGTGATTGCCTGCCATGCCTTTTATGCATATTTGCTGAACTTAGCAAGTATTATTTCTAATGGTTTCCCTGATGCCTCGCTAGTGGCCCCTATTTTGGCCCAGGTTTTTCCCTACCCAAAACACAGGAAATTGCCTATGACAGCTTGGTGAACAAATCTGTACGTTAAAGCCTCTTCTAAATGAACGAAGAACAAAAAATGATTGTAAAAAGACTTAATGAGCTTTGCGAACATGAGGGAATAAAGAACTCATATCAGGCTGCCCTTATTTGCGGGGTGAGCCAAAGAGCATTCTACAACTGGATTCAAGGTAATCCTCCACCTAAGGAAAAAGCCTTAAGAAGAATTGCAAATGGCTTTAAGATTCGCGTCCAATACTTTACAGATCCGGATGTCAAAAGCATTGAGGACTACCGCCTAGATATCGATGCCCCTAGTAAATGGTTTCGGTCCATAGTATTAAAGCACAGGGAGTTAAAGAAAATAGGCGACCAAAGGGGTATACAGGATTTAGAGCGAAGAATAGCGCTTTTATGGCCTGAAGATTATCAAAAAATCATGGCCTGGATAGAACAGGCATAGTGTACAAAATTGTACAACTTGTACAATTTTCGTCTTTTACCTAGCAGTGACACAAACAGGTTTGTCCTAGTGTTTTCCCCTATAAGAAATTAAGGGTAAAAATTTTTTTTGATTTTTTTGCAATTTTGCTTTACATTATTGCATTTTTGCTTATAACCAAAGGTCATTCAATAGTTTTCCCTCTGAAAAATGACAAAAATCAACAAACAAAAAAATTTAAACCCAACCGCTTCACGGCCTGGTCATGGTGGATGCGAGGGAAGCATCAAGGGGGTCAAAGGGAATGCTGTGGAGCGGTTTTATTTAGCAAAACCCATGAATGAAATAAAAACCAAAATCCCCTTAGAAGTTGAGTATCCATCTGTGTACGCAGAAAACGGCAGGCAGTATATAGCTATCGGCGGCTACACCGAAGACGGTTATGACCCGTATTACGACAGGGTTGAAGTATGAAAGGCTTTATGACTCATGGAATTAAAGTGGGCGACATTCTAATCCTAGACACACCGGCTAGCGTCAGAGTTCGTAACGTCTTAACCGTAAACGGTCAACCCTTTAAAATATCGGAGGCAGCTTGAAAGAGTTTTTTATCTACGTTCTTCAAACAATTGCGATCACGTTTCTAATGATCGCAGGCATGTTACTAACCTAAACCTAAACAAATAAACTAAAACACCATGAAAGCATCAGAAGCATTCCCAAGTAATTGGCTAAAGGCAACAGACATCGACGCAGAGGTGGGGGCTATTCTCACCATTGCGGGTTATGAAATGAAAGACATCGGAACAGAGGATGACAAGGAAAGAAAGCCTGTCTTGTCATTCGAGGAAGTTGACAAAGAGCTGGTCCTTAATCGCACTAATAACAACACCCTTATAGGGTTATTTGGTGATGAGACCGATGATTGGATTGGGCGTAAAGTTAAGTTGGCTGTCGTAGATGCGTCCTATAGGGGCAAGGTGGGGCCAGCTATTCGTATTAGCACTCAGAAAGTAGCCACTCGTGCCACTGTAGCCACCATGAGGTCTGAAATGTCCACGCAAGACGCCAAGTGGGAAGCTGATCCAGCGCCTAAGAAATAGTATATGACCCAAACCCAGGTTAATGGGGAAAAAAGGGTTGTAACGCTAGAGGACATAGAGGCCCATCAGAGGTATTTGTTGGCCGATGGAACTGAAGTTCCAGGGTCCACCACAGTAATAAACAACCTCGATAAATCAGCTCCGCTCATGTACTGGGCATGGGATTGCGGCAAGAAGGGTCTGGACTACCGTAAGGTAAAGGACAAGGCCGCCAATATTGGCAAGATCGCTCATTTCCTCTGCGAATGCCACCTTAACAACTGGGAGCCTGATCTCAGGAATTACTCTAAGGACGATATCTCTAGGGCCACCGTGTCTTACGGGAAGTTCTTAGAGTATAAGTATAGAGAGGACTTTGAGCACGTTAAGTCAGAGTTCCAATTGGTGTCTGAAACCTACAAGTATGGTGGCACCCTAGACTGGGTTGCCCGGGATCGCAATGGGGACTTAGTTCTAATTGACCTTAAAACCTCTAAGGGCATCTACGATCCATATCTCTACCAAGTGGCGTCATACGAGAACCTGTGGAATGAACACATAAGCCAAAAGATTAAGCGTCGCATTATTGTTCGCATTGGCAAAGAGAAGTCGGGCGACTTTGAAACTAGAGAGCTGTACGGAGATATTAGTGATTACTTCAATGTCTTTAAGGACCTAGTGAGCCTCTATTACTCTCTTAAGAAAGTGAAGTATAGATAGATGACAGCCATCGCAACTTTCTTCGCCTGTATGCTTATGTGGCTCTTTGGGATTAAGTGTCATAAGAAGTATATACTCCACAGAGTAAAACAGCTTCAGAACGAAGCCTTCGATGCCGGTATTGGTATCATACCAAATGCCCAGTGGAGGGCTTATGAGAACGTCATTAGGCTAATGGAGAAAAATGCAAATAAAACTAAATAAGTGCCCCACGTGTGGGGCTAAGGCTGCAAAGCTCATTGAGCAAAAGTGGTTTGGCAAAATGACTAGCCGCATCGAATGCGCCAAGTGTGGCACGCGAACCGCCAAGAGAACAAGCGCCCAGGCCGCTATTAACGCCTGGAACAAGCATAATAGTGTATGACAACAGAACTAGAAATTATTAAGGCAGTGTTAATCAAGTTGGAATTAGTTAAATGTTACTTTTGTGATAAGCCAACAGATAGAGTGCGTCTAGTTGGCAGCAACCTATACGGGAAATGTGAGAGTTGTGAAGACTGGATCAAGAAGCACTATGAAAACGAAAACAAAGGAGAATTAGAATGAATGTAAACTCAAAGATAGAAAGGTTGGAATTGGCGCTCAAGGCTCTTAAGAGAGAGTTGAGGCATAGTGACAATACCCAGAGAAAGAAAGCTGGAAGACCCGCAATAGATAGCGACACCCGAATGGCTGCCGTGGCCTTACGAGAGGAAGGGTGTAAGATTAGGTCTATTTCTAGGCTGTTAGGGATATCAGAGGGCTCTGTGAGTAATGTTTTAAGGGCTGGGAGATAAAAGTGAGAACCTTTGTTTTATGCATGTTTGTAATGTCAATATTAGAGGTGTTTACGCGCATTGCATACATTGCTCGTGGAGAGTACCCTCGTGAAAAAACCTTATTCCATGATAATGCCGAAGCGGTTGTCTACATAGCTTTCACATGTTGGACCGGAGTATTGTTATTTGGGGGGTCTAAATGACCGCAATAAATCAAAACAGTGACGAGAGGTTTGAGAGTTGGTTTAAGAGCTGTGCGGACAAAGCGGAGCATGTCTACGTTAAGATGACTCCGGAAACACAAGCACTTATCTGGTATACAATGAAGTTGTCGTGGGATGCAGCTGTAAGGTTTTACGCTCCGCAAATACAGAAGCTTGAAGAGGAGCTACGACAAGCCAAGCTAGACGCGATGCCGGACTGGGAGAAGATGTATAGGGATAGAGAAGCTGAACTCACCTCCCTCAAGCAGGCCATCAATCGGAAGGATGAGCAGCTTGGACAGGCTTCAGGTGCATTGAGCTATATTCAATCCCTATCCACTAGCTCGGTAAAAAAAGAATGGCCAGAAGAAGTTAAAAGAGTGTTTCAAGTAATTCTTAATAGAATACTCAGTTCTGCTCATAAGGTGCATTTAGAGCCTAGATGGTATATTCATGATTACGAGCGTGAGGAGTGGGAGAAATATCTATCAGGTCAAACCAAGGCTTGCGCTTCGGATAAGCCGTCTAAGGATGTAGCAGCCGCCCTGTCTGGCACTGAAGCGAAGGAGAATGAATGACTACTTATTGTGAATTATGTGGCCAGAAGGCCGAGAGAGCCATGATCTTGGCTATTATGATCGACCTGGGCTGTACAGGGCCAGATCCCAACTACTGCTATAAATCTGAAGATCATGAGCATGTTTGGGTGAATCCACCGGAACTTAGGGATGGTGAAGAATGAATAAGCGAATCCCTGGAAATGGTGTTATTAGGGCCAATATTACATTGGAGTCCAATATTGCCACTTCATCAGTAGCAGGACTAATTGCCCGAGTGCTTATGGATGCAGGGGCCACAATTAAGATGTCTGACCGGAGGATATCAGTTCCAATGGGCAAGGCTCCAAATCTTAAAGGACTAGAGGTTAATTTTTGCAGGATAATTTGGATTCGTTGATAAACATAAATAAAGAGATTAAGACCTAGGAGGCAGCTAAATGAAGTTATGTAAGGATTGCAGGTATTTCGTTGATAATGGAATCCAATTCCCTAAGTGTGGGCATCCCAACAACAGGTCCCCTGTTAATGGAGAGCCGGACTATAATTGCAACATCCAAAGGGCTTGCGACGAGGGCATGTGCGGGCTTGATGCTCGCTGGTTTGAACCCAAGGAGAAGGAGTTAAGAAATGAGTAATGAAATAGGATTAATTATAGGTGGATTCTTGACTGGTTTCGGCGCTTTTCCATTGCTATTCCTTGTGTGGCTTAAGTTCTTTCACCGCGATGACCAAGCCTGTGAAAAATGCGGCCATGAATATCACAACATTCGATGGAGTGAGGCATCTAATCGAATGTACATAACCTGCAATCGGTGTGGTTATAGGTGGCATGAGAAGGAAGGGGCGAGGGAATGAAAGCAGCCGTATTTATTGAAGGAGGCTCTAAGCAAGTCATTCTTACACCTGAAAGTGATTTCGACAAGCAGATCATTGAATCAATGTTTCCTGCTGGAGGGAAAATTTATCCCGCCAAGGTTTTTTTAGGGCAATTCTACAAATGCAATGGTGGTTGGTGGAGAGAAGGATATAACGACAGCCTTATTGTGTGCTTTGAAAAAGAAGGGAAAGCCAATGACTAACTGTTACTACATAGGAGAGGGCATCTTTTGGTTTAGGATATTCGGATATGGTTTAGTTGTTAAAAACACAGCTAAACGGCCACTCTTATTCTCAGAGCGCAGCAGGGTGGTTGGGATTTTATGGATTGGGAAATACTTAATTAAAGGACTAAAACCATGACTAACTGCTGCAAAGAGTTGCGAGAGACTTTGGAGGAATGTGCTTCGATGCTCGAAGAGGTTAGGACTGGAACTGACTTTGAAGTTGAATGCGCTGAGGTTGCACAAAAAGCCAGAGCTAAATTAGAAGACTCCACTCCATGCCAATGTGAGAGTGGGGGTCAAACTGAATGCAACCATGCTGAAGTTGAAGTGGGGAAATACTGCACCCACTGTGGTGAAAAGGTGGGATATATGTTTGGAGTTGGAACGCGAAAAGTGACGGAGTCTGATTGTCGGAGATTAGGAAAAGAGGCTGCAAGGAATTTGCGAAAAGCCTTGGAAAAACATCCTGAGGTTGTGGAATACACTAAAAAAGACGTCGAGTATTGGGAGAAAAAATATGACGCCGAAACGAGGAAGACTGGGGAGTTGGAAGCAAGGCTCAAGGCCGCTGAGGAATTAATTTCGTATTGGCGTACTGTAGAAGGAGCTCCGCATCCTGCTGGACAACTCTGTCAGCTTTTGGAGGCTTACGACAATCTAACCCGAGAGGAGAAGAAATGAGCACCGGACTAACATTGCAAAACGCGTTTTATCGGGAAAAAATAGAGAGGTTAGAATCCGAGATTCTCGCGCTACGCAAGGAGCTGGAAAAATCCAAGAACCTTAATTTAGCTGCTGAAAAGATAATCAGCCTAATACCTATTGGCTTTGTTAATATTGAAGAACTTAAACGTGTGTCTCGGGACTGGATTAAGTTGCAAAACACCCTCACCAAGTCCCCCTCTGGCTCTGGTAAAGGGGAAGATGGAGGTAAGATTTAAATGAACCCACACATCTCGACTTATTCTCAGGAATCGGAGGCTTTGCCATTGCATCCGAGAGAACTATTATGAGCTTCACCAGAAAAGATTTAATCAAATTACACCAAGAAACTTGTGATTCTTGTCGACAGGTTCTTATAAACAAAAATCACGATTACTCAGGCGGGATTGATGATCCATTCGCAAATTTTAACGCTTCGGAATTTATCGGCATTCCTCCCGAACTAGGCATTCTAATGCGATGCATGGATAAGTTTAAGCGTATCCAGGCGTTTGTTAACACCGGGACGCTAAAGGTTAAATCCGAATCCGTTGAAGACGCCATTGATGATTCAATCAATTACTTGATTTTATTAAAGGGATTAATCCGATCAAAGCAACTCACTCGCTCCTCTGAGCAATATGACGGAGGGAAGGTATGAAGATGTTCTTGTGTGGATTCTTTAGCTTCCCACTGTTCTTAATCGGAGCATACCTAAGCTGCGTGGTTATTCAGATCTTAAAAAATTCAATGCCTAATATGATTAGTTGCTTCGGCAAGGTTAGAAGGAATTATGGCACAGCCTACGCTGTTTTACATGTTCACCAGATTCTTTGGCACATACTAAAGGATTTTAGTGAGGCGTGGTGGTTTGGATATGATCTGGCCTACCACTGGAAATCGGATGAAAATGAGCCCAACCGCTCCTCTGAGCAACGAGAGGGGGAGGAGAAGTGAGTGACGAAATACTGCCAATTATTGCGAGAGGCGAATCTGAGTTTCAGAAATGGATTGAATGGCTGAGACGTCAAACTGATCGGAAATTCGAATGCAAGGACTGGATGTTTACGACTCCAACTAAAAACACAGAAGGTGAAATTTATCGGATATTTCAGAAGAAAATTTATGACACCTGACCAACAAAAGCGAATTGAGGAGATAAGGAAGGATTACAGCATATACCAAGGCGACTGGCCCTATGTTAAAGACATTCAATTCCTCCTCTCCATAATCGACCAACTCCAAGCAAATCAGAGGTGGATTCCGGTGGGGGAGATGTTGCCAGAGATTGGCAGTGCAGTTTTGGTTTATACGCCGAGGTCAGAGCATAGAAAAGTTAAGGCATTGATGCGACTAATCCGATACGAAGGATCAAGCGAGTTTTATTGGGATAATATTTATGGCGGTGGATGGATTCACACCCAAGAGGCGGTAACTCATTGGCGACCACTGCTAGAGCCACCCCAGGCCATAGCCGAGGCTGATGGGGAGGAGGATTTATGAGTTATAAAATTAAAGCAACCATTAAAATTGAGTATGAAGCTAGACTAGAAGAATACGATTGCCGTCCAAGTCAAAGAGCTGCAATGGAAAAGCAGTGGCTATTAGAGGGTATCCTCGGTATTGGAGCCCAACAAAAAGCGACTGTAACAAATTTCAAGGCCGTTAAAACCAAAAGGAAGCCATGAACCGCCCACGCACGAGAAGGAAGAAGCAGGTAAGAAGCTGGGATAGACTACTTTGGGCAGTAGAAATGAAATCTAATAAACCAGAATTAATTGGAGCATCCTGGGAAAAGGTTGTTGGGCCATTATACACCGGAGAGCCGACACGAGCCTTGTTGTTCAACACCAGAAGGCTCGCTCAAATCTGGTGCAAGCTTGCAATGGAGAAATGTAAAAAATTTGGTAGTGATTGGAAATTCAAGCCTGTAAGGGTTCGAGAATTAATAAAACCTTTATAAAACCTAAGCCCACCCCTAAATCCAGCACGAGAAGGAAGGAAGATTTATGATTAAATACAAAGCAACATTTTCAGTCGATATTGCCAGTTTTGGAGGGCGTATTGGCGAGTTTATAGACTCCGTGAATACTACACTTTCCACGTGTGGAATTTCAGAAAAATTAAGCGTCAGGTCGAAGGCTTTCCTTATCGAAGTGAAACTCGCTAAGGAGTTAAACAAAGAAGAAAAGCGCATATTTATGAATGCACTAGAAAAGTCAGTACAAGAAACTATACCGCAATACAGCGTAAAGCTGGAATCGTTTCGCCGTAAGTCGGGTAACGTCCAGCAGTTAGCCTCATCAGTCGCGTAAGTCTATCCCACGACAAGCAAGTACAGAACTCGTATGAAAGTATGGAACGCCCAACGTAGCAGCGCAGAGCAGTCAGTCTGGTTCCGCAATAGGAACGACTCAAGCTTTGTGCTGTATTGCAAGAGGGGTGCGACTCTTAAACCGCACATAATTTTACTATGAAACCCACCCCAAAATCCCGCGCAAGAGCGAATCAGAAGGCGTGGAGGGAGTGTATTAAGCATCTTAGGTGGATGCATAAGGACGCTTTAAGGAAAGAGCGTAAAGCCTGGAAGGAACGACGTTACGGTGAGGCACTTTATTGGAGTCAGAGTGCTTTCGACATAGAATTAAATGCAGATCTGGTGGCTCAATACGCCGATATCGCAAAAGGAAAGAAAAAATGAAGACTAAGGCACGGGAGAAGGCGTGGAGGGATTGTATTAGAGACATAAGGAGACTCAAGCGCCGATCTGAGGCTAATGCCGATATATCCATTTCCGATTCGGTTTGTGTTTTGGCTTATGGCATTGCGCTGGAGATCGTCCGCAAACACGCCTCCATTAACCCTACAAGGCGGGGGAAGCAGAGGAAATAATTTATGACAACACCAGCCGCAGAAGCACTATATCTCGCCCAACATCTTTACGAGATGGAAGGAAAACCCTACGCAATCTATAACCCTGAGAATAAACCTATTGAATCCTTGCCTGTGATATTTGGATTCAACAATGGTGGAAGCCCTGGATGGTTTAGCGCTGCTCTAATAGCAGAAGATGGTACCAAGCTCGGAGGTCATATATGTAGCCACGAAGGGTATATGCGACATGATTTAGGTATCCTGGAAGGAACATGCCCAGACCGACATGAGGGATTTAAGAAACATTACCCAAATGGATACAGGATGGCCTTTGTTTCCCATAGTGATGTCCCAAGCTGTGAGCCATTACAACGAGCATTTAAGCTTAACCAGCAAAAGGCCATGGCAGAGCAAGGAAAGGAAGGAGGAAGAGATGAGTAAGGGCTTTAGAAACGTAATTGGATTAACTGCTGCTTATCTCAAAACTATGAAGGTTAGGCCGGGTGATAAATGTCCTTTGTGCGGTGAAAAAGCAACTCATAAGGTTGAAACTATTTACGGAGGACAAGGAGCCTGTGAAAAACATGCGCGAATGTGCGTGGAGCGAGGTTATAGAGTTGAACCTGAAATTCTACACACCCAGGCAGCGCAAAAGAAAGTGGAGGGAGAGTGAGACGTGCTAGGAGAAAGGCTGTTAAAAAGCCATTTACGAGGAACCCACGGCCTTATGTTGAGGTGTTTGTTCCTCCGGCTGTCCTAAATGGAGAAGTTGTTTACCCGGCATTTTCAAAGCGGATCAATATCAAAGCTCATTCCAAAGAATTTATGGAACTAATGGACATTGTTAGAAAGCAGGGAGTATGACCACACGCAAGCCAGTTGAGAAGGAGGGAGGGGAGCATAAGTTTAATATGCCTAAAGTGACCATTGACTGGAAATGGAGGCACGATAAACGAGAGGAAGACTGCAAGAGGCTGGTAAAACAACTCGAAATCGCAAAACAAAACGCTCTTTGGGCAATTGAGCGACTTGGGGAAGCTGAACAGCGTGAATTGGAGTTACAGAATCAATTGGATGATCTTAAAAGGGAGAATGAAGAACTAAGGAAGGAGAATGCTGAATGGGAAGCGACTTTTGAGTTATTCAATAACGCACAAACCCGAGCTGTTGCTGAGTGGAGAAAGCAAGATCCTGAAGGCCGAAGGCTTAAATTGCCAGATATGAAGGATTTAACGCTTTGGCTTATTACTGAACTAGCAGAAGCAAGGGCAAAGATGAAGGACTAACATGAGCGAAGAATTGAAGCCAGTTCCGTGTAGATCTTGTGGCAAAGAGCCTAGGATATCCCCATATGGAGATGTTTTTTGTGTGAATTTTGGGGAATGCAAGGAGCAGACGATAGCCCATGACATTAGAGAGTGGAATACGGGTATAACAGACAAACAGCATATTAAGAATTTGGAAAAAAGGGTAAAAGAACTAGAAGCCGAGGTCGAAGGTCTTAAGTGCAAAGACCCTTACCAATGGAGAGATTAAAAGATGAAGAGATCAGTCGATAAAATTAGGGGCTTACTATCTCTTTGGCTATTAGATATGGCGGTCAAGGTTGTGCCTAGTGGATATCAAAGGGATATTCTAGCGCTTTATCTTGCGGGCTATCTCATGGAGTTAGTTAAGGAAGAATTAAAGAAGGCAGGATGGAATGAAGACAAATGAACTGAATATAGTCACAAAGCAAGAGGCTCAATCCAAACAGGTGCGAGTTAACGCCACTCTCATCTTAAAAGAGCTTGGGTATAGGGAAATAAATATTGGGGATAAGATTCGTGAGATGGAAAAGGGAATGAATGTGTCAAAGGGATTTTGGGATGCTACTGGAATGGGGCTTATGATTTGTATGATTCTAGCTGGATGTGGATTATTTGATTATTTTTCTAATAAGAAATGACGAATATCTCACCAATTTATCGACTGGCACACTTTCGCTAGCCTCCGTGATGAATGGGGGCAGGAAGTGAATAACCAATAAACTTCGGTGCCAGTCGAGAATTTTTATGAAACTAAAAATACTACTACTCATGACAGTCCTGGCATCTGTGGTCATAGGAGACCAGATCTATCAAATGTCACAAAAGGAAAAGTGTGGGGTAAGCACGCATTTTAAAACTGTTAAAACAGAACCAGCAAAGACAGGATTTATAGAATACTCAAATCTCTTTAACCAGGGCGTGATTTATTATAGTCCTCCATTAGACATTGAATTTCCTCCTGAGATTTGTCGGATTTATCTCTCTGATGATGCTCCAGAAACACAGGTCAGAGCTTACGGCAAATTGATAGATTCCTTTAAGGTGCAGTTTAAGGTCATTAACACAACCAATGCCACCATCGTCACGAAATACCCTCCTAAAGTCACGCAGTCCAACGGACTTTGGGTTATTAAGTTGGATGCGAAGGAGAAGTGATATGGAGACCATTGTTTTATCGGTTGTTTTGGCAATCATAATCTACTTTCTTACAGTTATTTATGAGAGGCTTTGGTGCATTACAAATATCCTTAAAGATCTTATAGGTATTTACAGAAGAGATATTGATGAAAGAAACAGAAGAGATGAAGATCTATTTCTTTAACCCTGTAAGCAAGAAACATATCTCCCAAGCCAAAAGACTTGTGAGGTGGTGGATGAAAAAGAGAGAGGAAGAAATGATTCGAGATTACAGAAAAACTCTTAATGCCCTATCAAAGAGAGAGCGAGACGCATTGCTTAAAAGGGGCATGGAAATTATTAATCAAAACAAGATCATGGAGAAGGGATTGAAGCGGATTGAGAGAATGAAGTGTACCTGTAACACAAAATACCCATGCCCATCAGCCGTGGCCACAGAGACGCTGGCAATGGTTGATTCCAAGAAGTGAAGCCCGTACACAAAAACTTCCCACTCCCTGCTAAGTGCGTAGTTATAGGCTGTGACCGAAAGCCTGTGGCTAGAGGCTTCTGCAATATGCACTACAAGCGGGAGCGAAAAGGCAGTCTAGAGGTCATTAGGAAAGTGGCAATGCCGCCATGTGTTGCCTGTGGGAGCCCACACAAAGCCCTAGAACTCTGCAATACCTGCTACATGGCCTGGAAGCGGTCAAAGGAGTTTGAAGAGGCGCTAGAGAAGTTTAAAAGGTGGAGAATTCCGCTTGTCAGGTTTAAGAATAAAAACTGTGGCAAACAATAGTCTTGCCAACATATTAGCCTTTGTGTTTGTATGCCCGTGAAATGAGAATATTATCACTACTCCTACGGCTAGTCATAGCCCCACTAATAATCCCGGTGGTACTGGCATTTGGTTTTATCTACGCCGTGATTGAAACGATATTAATTCTCATCCATAAAAATAGGTATTGACGAACGTCACCCATTTCTCTACCGTTTTTAGGCAAACAAAAGACATGCCTCCCTACTACCCCACAAATCCCGTAGACCCATTCCACATCTTCATGCTTGGGATTTCAATTGGAGCAGCAATACCCATTCTCATCCTGGTGTTTAGGGAGCTGACAAGGAGATGAATATGGATGGATATGACTTGAGAGGCGCTTACAAGATTGGGTACAAGATCACAGCCTTTATTACCTTTATATCCACCTGGATATTTTGCTGTATCAACTACGGATTCCTATTTGGATTTGGACTTGGCTGGATACCGGCGGCAATTTTAGCTGCCATTATTGGGGCGCTGTGGCCACTACTAGCCCTAGTGGCACTAGGGGTTGCCGGAATAATCTTCCTCTAATTACTGACTGACTTCTTCAGGAGCGGGCCCAATATCTTCTGGATCTACAGATTTCACAGATCCGTCTTTCATTCTGACTTTAACACTCTTTCCTGTGACTCCCATAAACTCAGCAACATAATCCTTGTCATCCATAGAGACTAAAATAGATGCCCCCGGTTGCAACCTGCTAAAATCCATTGGGCTTTGCTGCCTCTGCATTCTTTGAAAAGCTCTCCGGATGATGGCATCAGATGTCTGATAGTCCTTTAAAATCTTTGCCATTATGGGCTGAGACATAGAGGCTGCCGCCGACAATGGATTTCCTTGAGCCAATTGCATGGCCCCTCTACCAATGCCCTCAGCCATGCTTAATTGTTCTGCTAGGCTCATAGGCTGTTGCCTGTCTGCTACCAACACTCTCTTGGAGGTTTCATTTCTCAGGCTTCTTAAGGCTCCATAGGTTCTTTTAAGCCTTCTACCACGAGGACCAAGAGCCGCTTCCAGGGCGTCATCGATGTCATTTCTCAGCCCCTCGGCAAGTTTTAATTGAGCCTTTGTTTCCATGTCTGACCTCGAAGCTGCTTTACCAATGGCTGTTTTTACGTAGTAAGAATATAGCTCCTCATTGGTTTTCTTTAGGAGTTCTTCAGCCTCCACAATGGGAATATCTCTTCTATAGAGTTGAGCCAATTGAGCCACCTTAATAATACTACCAGGATCTTCCTGTATTGCCTTTACGTTATCAGCGGCCTCCAGGATCTTATCAAAAAGCCTTTCTCCATTAACAACAAGAGGGGGTGTATTGGGGTTAGACGCCTTTATCACCGATTCAATTTCACCATAAACCTTCTTCATGGCTTCATCGGCAGCAAACATTAAATCTCGCTGATCGTTGACCTTTCTCCCCGTTCTCAGGATTTCAGGAGCAGCCAATTCAACATCGACATCCCACTTAATCTTATCAACATCCTCTTTGTCTATTAACTTATTGGCGGGCTTAATGGCCTGAGTGAGCATCTTACGTTCCTTCACTGAAACACTAGGAAGTGGAGGTGGAACATTGAGCTTGGAGCTGAGCTTAGATAGAACGCCACCAGTGGCACCACCTAAGGCCGCCCCTTTGAGAGAGCCAGAGACACCCTCCTTAACGGCCTCAGTAAATAACGGATCTTCTTTCTGTGCCTCATTGCTAATGGCAGAAGCCCCACCAAACACAGCTCCCAGCCTAGCACCTTCTTTAATAGCAGTAGCCATCCCTTGTTTTGCAACTGAAGCGATTCTACCTAGTGGCAATGCAGCACCAGCTACCTGGCCTGATGCATATAGGTTTGGATGAGCAAATTTAGGGCTATCTACTGTGTTAATATTAGCCCCAGACCTAGTCGCAATAGCCTCTGGGGTCCCTGCTAGGATGGTGTCTAGCGCTCCTTGGGACAACGCCTCAGACCAGCCTGATACCTGGTCGGAAATAGACTTAGCAACAGGTTTTGAGTATGGATTGCGAAATGGCCCAGGAGTAGCAAATTCAATAGCCTGATCAATGCCGCCCTCAATAACCTGATTGGAGGGACTTGGAAACACTCCCATCTGTGGATGTCCATCCTCTTTCCTCTTCTGCATTAACCTAGCTTGGTCGGCAGACGATGGGCTTACATCTTCCCACTCATCCCCGCCTACCCCTACATCTTCCCAGTCAGAGTCATTAGTCATATTTATTTGGGAACCAATCGATATTCTCCGGTTTTCTTATTGCGCTGAAGCTTCATTCCTTCAGGGATTCTTTGAGGATCTTCGACTTGTGCACCTGCCGGACCTGGAACAGTAACCCCCTGCCCCGCACCTGAAACCGCCTGATCTCCTTCAATCTCAGCCTTGGCCTTACTCAGAAGGTCAACTAGCTTGCCTCTCATTAGGGGATCTTCTTCACTATTAACATCGTACGGAGTCACAGAATCCACATTCACTCCGTAAACCTTTGCCTGAGCTATAATATGCTTAGGAATAATAACTCCGGTTCCTTTGTAGTAAGAAATTGAGTTGTGAAGAACTTCCTTGAGAATATCCCTGCTCATTGCAATCCTAGAAGCGTTTACGAACTCAGGAGAAGTTAATGCCGGAATAGTATCAATCACCGTCTGTACGTCAAAGTTAGATGGAGTCCCCTTGATTAAAGACTGAGCATGGAGCTTGTAGTTATTTCTGGCCGTTTCAAAGTTCACAGCCTTCTTATTTGTTCCAAGCCATGCACCAGCCTTGCTCTTTACACCCTCAATCCTTCCAGTTTCAGACAATGCCTTTTCCATGACATCCAGGTTCTTGAGAGCAACAAAGCCACTATTGATAGACTCTTGCACGTCTCTAGGAGCAGGTTGTGGGGCCTTTGTTCTTATCTTCCCACCAGCAACAGGTCTAATAGGAATTTCCCCAGTCTCATCAGGACGATTACCGGCAAATCCTGTGACATTGCCCTCTTGGTCATACACCGGGGTTGAGTAAGTAGGCTGAAGTGTCTTAGTTGTCTCATACTCCTTGCGCCTCTTCCCAATCTCATACTTAAGCCCTATAGGAGTGTAGTTCTGAGGCATCTCAATTCCAAGGAAAGCAGCCTCTTCAATGTCCTTGGGATCAATTCTCCCATCACTAGAACCACCAATAGCCGCACCCGTACGGATATTCACATACCTCCCATCATCCATCTTAATAAAGTCCTTAGTGGTAGTAGGATTCTGATACTTCTGGAAGTCGGCTAATGCCTTATTCTCAAACTCTCTCCTTATTTGACTACCCTCATCCCCATATGGATCAATCCCATCCCTCTCTAACATCTGAATGGCGTGCTTGTGAACATCTTTAATGTACTCAGTGACGGTATTATAGCCACCAGCCGGAGCATTTTCTCTAATAAGGTCACTCAACCTCTTCTTTGGCTCTAATGGCCGGGGATAAGTAGGTTGGGGAGACTTAAACTCGTAGGAGTTAATTGGCTCGTATATTCCACCAAATTTATCTCTTAAATGTTCAGGATGGACCTTGGTAGCCGGAACTCTTGTGTATGTTTCTTCCATAATCAATAATTACTCCCAACATATCGAATACTAGATGATTCTCCCATGGGCAACCCCGGAAGAGATGGAGATTGAGTGGCATCAAATGGACTCCACCTTAGTTGAGTACCACTAAAACCCTGATATGGAGAAGTTCTGCCACCTAATCCGATATACGAACCGCTTCCTGTTAAATCTACTCCACCTGAACTTCTACCGGTAGAAGCGCCTCTCAGTGCTCCTCCAACCGTAGGACTCCAACCACCACCGGCCATGGATGAGGCTAGTTTGGTGGCATCAATCTTAGTCGAGTAGTCAACATCCTGACCCCTTTGGCCCACTGAAATACCATAGCGCTTAAGGAACTCATCATTGCGCCTAGCAATCTCATCAGCCAACGCCTTTTGGATGCCTAACTCATGCTGTCCGGCTTGACCCATGTACTGTAAGCGATTCATGTTTCTTTGGTCTAAAGCCCTCTGATAGCCCTGAGCAGCATTACCAGCTCTAAGCCCCTGATTCACAGCAGTCTCAAATTGCTGGTTAGCCATAAGCTCACCTAGATTTCTGAGGTAAGCAGGATAACTCTGAGACTCTTGGCTATATGAAAAGTTTTGTAGCGATGGCTCTGGAATCCTGGGAGATGTTGGGCCACTAGAGGTAGAGGATGCCGAAAGTGATCCACTAGAGGTAGATAATGCCCCTCCTGCCCCGCTTCCTGAGGCAGTAGGATAGTTAATTGTTCCGACTCGCATACCACCAGGAAGCTGATAATTCCAGGTTGTGTTAATAGGGTTTCCTGTGGCCATGTCATACATTCTCATACCAGATCCAGCAGTAATTTTATTTACCCCTTGACCAACTCCCCATGTTGGCCTATTAGATCCTGAATTTAATCCATATATCTGCATACATCCCCCTATTTGTAATTATCCTATCAAATTAATTAAGTATACCTCAAGGCCGAAGCTCGAATACTTATACCAGATCCACTACCCTGAAAGTTGAGCTTGGCACCTGCTAGTAAGGCTTGCGGAAATGCCGGAGTGCTAGAGCCTTTGGCAAACTGGGCTGTGGCACCAGCCGATATGCTGGCAACCGCCACCGTAGAAGTGGTGCCATCCTCCTCGGTTATGGTAATAGTCAGAGTTAGGGCACCAGCCGTTGAGTTATAGGCGCTTACAGTTTCAACGATAGCAGTCTCACCAGCCGCGACAGTGTAGAGCGTAGTTGCGCTCCCATTGCCAGCGTTGCCATAAATTGGTTTTGGTATAGTTGCCATATCCCTAGCTTCCTAATGCCTTTCTCATATCTAGTCGCTTCAGGTCATCAGTAGTGGCCATTGAATACGTGGCTGCCGTTGAGCTGCCAGACGCCATGTCTGGTAGCACTGAGGTATCAACCGGCACCTGAGACACCAAATCACTCATCAACCTGCTTAAATTCACGTTATAACGCCTAATAAGCTCTTGAACACCCGCCTGCATCTCGGCAGGGAAATAATCCTCTAGCCCATTCATAGGGCTAATTACCTTCAAAGATAGTCGTTTAATGGCCATTATCTATTCCCTTGTTGACTGGCTTCATTGTAGTCCAAGACGATGGCCTCAATCTCTAGAGCCGTGGTGTCAGTTGCCGATACATTGTTATCCACTAGGCTGAATCCCATTACGGCCACCGGATTCGTCTTAGGGAAACCAAATGATGTTGCGTACTTAGTTGTATCAGCCACCTGTTGTCCATCCTGTGCCGCCTCTAGGTACTGTGCTTCCCTGGGTTGTAAGTCAAAGTTCTCAAAACCATGGGCCTTAATTCTATTACTTCCCACAGCCTGGCCTTTGTGGATCACCGATAGCTCTCTGAATGTGCCTCTAGTGTCATCAGGCTGCCCTAAGAACCATTTAGGACCGATCATACTCTGAATCACACCAATGGCATATTTCCAACCCGAGCCACTAGGAGCACTAGGTAACTCAGTTCCCACGTCAGTCACAGACCCGGCGGCGCTCATAGTCTCAACGTAATTCACGGTGAATGTCGTAGAAGTGTTGGCCGATATCCGACAATGGTAATACGTGGGATTTGCTATGAGATTAGAGGAGGTATCAGTTTCTCTCCAAACTAGGGCCTGAACACCCTTTAAGCCATCCCCAGACGTGTCTAGTGTGCCAGAGGCTATAGTGAGAGTAGAAACAGTCTGCCCTGATGTCGCAAGGCTACCAGAGATGGCATAAGAGCTACTAGAGGCCACCCAATCACAGTATCGGTTTTGAACATTATCCAACCCAAGTCTAGCAACTCCACCAGTCCAGCCAAATTGTCCAATATAGTTTCTCCCCCTCAGCTCGCCATACGTAAAGACATCCATGTACCTCATGGGGTAGAATGTTGGCCCTTCTCTCAGGTCCATTGTTGTTAAGTCAAGCTCAAGGACATAGTTAGCAACTGTGCTGTTATCCAGGTACAGTCCCCACCGAATACAGTCATTGGGCTTATAGTAAGATCCATGAATAAATCCAACGCGCCACACATCACCATTGGCGTCTAATGTCAGTCGATCCAGGATCTTCTTAATTTTATTTGTTGCCACTCTCCTAACAGTAGCTCCATCGCTATAAAGGATCTCACGCTTAGACCTACCAAAGTCTAGCCACCAGAGCTTTCCGTGGGCAGCAACAATGCTAAAGTGAGATGAACATCCCCATTCATCCGAAATCGAGTTTAAGCCTTCATCTAATGGCAGCCGGTCGTAGTCCTCTGCCACAACCCAATCGTAGCCCATGAGTAGTACGCGGGAAGTGTTTGGGACTTTGCCACATGCCAGGATTGCAGAAGGATATTCATTGGAAACATTATCACTGGGAAATGCATGAGGATTAAATAGCTTGCTATAGCGCCTATTGGGTTCTGTCCATAAAGAAGCTGTTCCGCTACCGGTGGTTCCTGTGTACGTCTTACTACTGCCATCAGCATTAACCAGAGTGAGTCCTGTGGCACTAGAATACCGGCAGAGATATGTTCCTCTGCCATCATAGCCGCCCGTGGTGTCAGAATCCCTCCTCAGATTCCAGAACTCAACACCGTCATACACAGTTTCACTCGTAGTCACTGATGAGCTGCCATTGGTAAATGTCGCTGTCACTCTTTTAACTAAACCTCCACAGCTCACTAGCCTGCCACCAACCTCCAAGAGAAATGGCTGGGCATACGGATAGTCATTGTCTGTTGCCAGGATTACTCCTGCCGTATCGGACGTGCCTTCGCTGGCATTCACCCCGATGGGCAACGTATTTGAAATCTGGATGTTAAATGTCACGGACCCGGCACTATTGGCGCAACCCTTTACCACCCTATAAAATGCTCCGTACGTGCTACCAATTTTCTGAGCCGCATAAATGTCAAGGTTGTCCACCTTAGAGTCAGTTGTTGTAATTTTTGCAACAACTGCCGCCTGTGACGTGGTTAGAGTGATATCAACGATGTTTGATCGATTGCTCTGAATATTATCCCCAGACACACCATCATTAAACTTGCTAGACCGATAAACAAGAGCTATGCCATACGTACCAGCGCTTGATGTTCCACTGGCAGCCGTAGTTGGAGTTGCTAGAGAGTATGTGGGAATTATTCCAAGGCGATAGATATCAGAGGAAGACGCCACCTGTGAGCCAATAACACGAGGCCAGGACTCACCATTACCAATGACGTTAACAGTCCAATTCCTGTGATTGGCATGGGTGTACTTATAATTCCCGGAGAGGGATAATGAGAATGTGCTTGGCATCTATTGAGGCACTTGATTGTCGATATTCTGGTCCACTGAAATTCCTACGGCCTTAGCCGCATTAATCATCTTCCTGATGTCCGCACGACTTACATTTGGGTTGGCAAAGTCACTAGAAATCCGTCCCTGAATGTGGGATGACACCGAACTCCAATGTTGTGGCCAATTGGCTTTAACCTCGGGAGCGCCACCGGCATTTGATCCATCAATCTTAATGTTGTGTAGCGGATAATCCACGGAAACAGTTATCCCTAGTAGTGACATTGGAAATAAGAATAGAAGTAATAGTTTTCTCATATTAGAAATTAGTTACCTTAACCCGATAAACCTTTGACGCCTGGTCAACCGCATTACTGCTATAGTTGTATGCCCGCACCGTTACGGTATCGACTGCCGTAACAAGCCCCTCTGTATGGAGAAATGAACTCTCATCAGTCGGCCTACCAAGAACCACAATATCGTTTGTGGTTGCCCCGGTTACAGTGATAGTCAAGTCAGCCGCATTACCGGGAGCTATACTAGGAAAGTCTAGTGAGGCTGTAGCTGTCTTCATCCAGTCCATGTAGCTGCCGCCTGAGCCGATATGGACTTGGTTTCCGTTAAACCCAATGATATTACCACCAGAGGCCGTGGAGATGCCTCCATAGTCTCTATACCTGAAATCAAATTGAGTAGATCCAAGATTAATATAGCTATGGCCAACATCTCCGGGTAAAGATCCCGCCTCAGCCGCAGATATGTGGATACCACCAATTTCATTAGCCCTCCAACCAATCCAGCCGTGAACAACATTGTTTGAGTTCACAAGCTCAATGGCCTTCATGTTGCCCCCAACATTCTCCCTCATAGATCTAATGATTAGGCGAGTTGCGACATTGGTAGTTCCAAAGATATTTGTAACATTCAGCATGCTTACCTGATTGGAGAACACATTAACTCCCCTGAAAGTGTTGTTGGATGCCGCATAGATGTCAGCCGTAGATGCATTTCCCCAGGTTCCATCTCCTCTCCAAAAGGTTGTGGCACTAGCCCCAGAGCCGCTATTAAACCTAGATATAGACAAGTTGCCTGATGTTAGGTATGCCGCGCTGGTATTCGTATGATCTTGGTATCTCACTACATGCTGTGGAGATGTTGGTGTCGTTACCATAGACACCTGATTAGAGAACGTGAGAGGAGAATTTAATACGTTACCCGAGTTATCGGTATGCACTTCCCTAAACGTGTCGCCAACTGCCCCAATGAGGAGCATTGCCGCAAATAAAATCGCCAACCCTTTTACCCATTTCATATCGATGTCGTTATTAAATTTCCTGAGTTATTAATCGTTATTCTCCATCTCTCTAAATCAGTGTCCTCAAACACAGGTCCAACGCCTGTCACAAAAGAAAGCGCTGAAGAGTAGTTAGTGGTTGCCGTGGAAGTGGCGTATCTAGACTTCCTAATATTCCCATCCTGCACATAGATCCTCCAAACACCGGATGCATCGATGAAACCCAAGAGCTGCCCTGCTCCAATAAATAGATCTGTTGACCTGGTTGTAGACGGTGCCGATATACCAGTCTTGATTAAGATACCAGTAGAGGCATCTGGGGCCACGCTCCACCAATTAGAATCAGGGCTCTGTAAATTGAGAGTGATTCCTGTTGCAAATAGATAATCGAATACCGTTGAAATCTCTGAGAACTCGTAGACAACAAATTCTCCATTCCTAGTGACAATTAAAATCTTATCTGGGCTATATGGATCGCCTTCAACCTTTAGGTCAAAGACTCCCATAATGCCACTAGTCAAAACTGCCTTAGATAAAATCCCATTACGTTTAGCCCTAGTGAATCCACGAATATTTTGGAGAACCGGATATTCATTATCTCTAAGCTTGAGTAGACCTACATCGGTGAGGTTAGAAAACCCCTGTAAAATCTCTTTATTCTCAGAAACTTTAGCCATTGTGAGTTATACGCTATACGTCATTGTGGGTTGAACTACTGCCACCTGATTCAAAACAAGCCATCCACCAGAGTTGGTATCTATTCCACCCGAGCAAGTGCCAATAAAACCCGGGAAAGTGTCGCTATGAGTAACTACGGAAGATGTATAGACGCCACCAACTGTAGCTGATTGCCATGCTCCCCAAACATCGTTATTTGTTCCTGTAGGAGTCTGTAAACCATTAAGATAGCCACCTGTGCTAGACAGAAATAAGTAGATAGTTGCTGTGCCAGAGGAGTAGTTGCTTAAATCCACTTGGATTTGCCCTTTTACGGTATCCACTGACGCCTTGTATGTTACTCCATTATTGCCTTCTCTAGTGTGCTGCCTAATCTCAGAGTTGTAGGGGCTTGTAAATGACGCGCTATTCCAATTTGTCTGGCATGTTGACTTTGCCGCATCGCATCCAACTAGGCTCTGACCTTCAACCAACTTCACAGCCCTATTCACTTGAGAAGCCGCTATACTCAATGCAGTCAGCTTTCTTACAGCCACCTTGCAGTCAGATAGCCTCTTGCGATAGGTGCCGGTTGTGGCCGCAGATGGCTTGGGTAGCGTGGAATTATCATAGAACCTGACGCTAGCCTCACCCTGGATGGCTCTCACGTACCTCGTTATCATCACTTGAGACTGATCTAGGGCATCAATAATGGCATTCACCAAGGCCGTTGCCCTAGTGCCAGCCGGATTACCGTGATAGGCGTCATGCTGTGCTAAATCGTATTGATAGAAATTATTTACTGGCATTGAAAGATTGCCTAATGCCGTGGGGTAGAATGTAGATGCCGCTATGGTTGCCGGAGCCTCTCCTGTAGGGCCGATGTAACCAGTTGAATCAAACAACCTATTGGGCCAAGTAACGCCATTAAGAGGAATCCTGCCAAACCGCTCATTGATAGCCCTCATAGTTGGTTCAATGAGAAGCAAAGAAGTTCGAACAGTATCCGGGTCTAGTGGATCATCCCCATTATACGGATCAGCGGTTGGAAGACTGCCAGATGCCGTGGCTGTATTAGGAAAGAATGTCAGTGTTGATCCACTAACAAAGACAGGAATAGTAATGGTATCAAATTCTAGATCGAAGATCCCAAGGACAGGGTTAGTAAATGAGGTGACATTCTCTACTCCCTCTCTCTTAGACCAATTGCCAAATAGACCGCCTCTAACATTCTGTAGTGCCGACACCTCTCCGGGAGGAAGCTGCAATTCCCCTCGACTTGTATTCACTCCCCCTAGCACATCCATTACAATCTTTGGCATTCTTCATCTCCCTATATCCAGGCAGGGCCGAGCTGTCTGCGATCAACCATCCTTCCACTGGCCTGATCCTTAGCCGTTTGTGCCTGCAACTCACTTGTCCAGGCTTCAGCCATAGCAATCTGCGAAGAATTAATAAGAGACTCAACCAAGTCCCCTTTCATGGCTACTCTCCCATCTCTTGCCAATAGCTCCCTACAAAGACTCAGAAAGGCATCCTCATATCCGGCCTGAACAATCTCAGAAATATCAGTTCCCTTAATTAAATCTGGAAGCTTCTTGATGTACGGCAGCTCGAAAATATATCGCTGATCTGGAATGCAAGAAAAGCCAACCAACTGCGTTTCTTTGGGGGTAATGGCATAGCTACTTGCCGATGACAGAGTATTAGTAGAATCAGATGGATTAACATAGGTGTCGTACGTGGTGAAGGTTGTGGCGCTGGCCCTAGTCGCAATGCGATAAGATCGACTTTCACCGCTCACTCTAGCCTCTCTGTCCACAATGTCAGTAGGAAGTGTGCCAGTAGAAATAGTCCAAGTTGAAGTAGTTCCAACCGTTGTAATAGTCACAGTCCCGGTATTGAAATAATCGGTTCTCCGAGTATTGCCAACAATGCCAAACCAGGATGGCTTATTCTTGTCCATTGGCCCAGAGAATGACGCCTCTCTATTGTATTTAATAGGCTCCTTAGCCGAGGAGCCGGGGGTGATGAGACTAGCCTCAACCGCTATTGGCCTTAAAAAGTTGAGTGGAAGTGGGTAAAACCTCTTCAGAATCTCATAGCTCTGAGCTGTTGCCGTAGCGCTCTGGTAGGGGATGGCTAGGGCAATAGACGTTGCGCTTGTATAAGTCCTTATCTCATAAAACTCTTTATTCAGGAGATGAAAGAAGCTTCCCTCCATATCTAGGGTAAAAGTTGTGCTTGTTCCGCTAACAGTCTTACTGTCTAGGGTCACATCAACCGTTCCAGTATTATAAGGCGCTCCTAGTGGTATATAAACCACGTCCTGATACTGATGGAGAAATGACCAATCCCCATACAAGCAAAATCTCTCCTGCGCCCTTCGGACAGCCGACTTAACCGCATCCTGGATATCTGATCTAGCCGTGGAAGAAGTGGCTCCACAAAGCCTGTAGAGATCAGTTAGTAAGTCTGTATAAGTCAACATTGCGTCCTTCCCTTTTTACCCTTAAGGATACTCACACATTCTATACGTCAGACATCCCAGAGTAAATGTAAGATTTCAAATCATCGTCCATATCAGACGGTTTTTTATCTGCTCCCCGCCTCTTGGCGTGTATTTCGGCATCAATACACCATCTACAATCATCCTGTGGCCATGGCCTATGGACCTTGCACCCCACGCTAAGATTCTCCATCTTTCCAGTCTTCCCCTTTCCCATCTTCTCCCCTCATCTCATTCAGTGTTTCGTAAATATCATGGATCTCACCCTTGATAAGCCATCCCAGTCCCGACAACTCCTCTACCTGAAGTTTTAAGGTATCAAGCTCCTTTCGTAGTCTTATGAGCTTATCCTTTCTAGATACAGACCTCTTCTTCATATCGTGGAACTGATATCGACCGTAAAACGCCTTCCAGCCTCCGATCTCACAACCTTTGGTGTTAAAGTGATAATAGGAGTACCTAAATCGGTAGGATTAAGGGCGGCATCGGCTATATAACTAGCCCTCCCATCCTCATACCCCTTTAAATAGCCCCCAGTTCGCACATAGAGCTGCTTTCTATGCTTTAAGGTCACCTTACCTTTGAAATCACTCAAATAGAGCTTAGAGGCCGTTCCACAACTCTTCTTGTGATCGTGTCCCATAAGATAGATATCAGCTTCAACGCCCTCACCCATTTGCTGCACGCGATTAATAGACCCTCCAATGAGCCTAGAAGCTCCCTTGCCATGGTGAGCACAAATTGACAGAGAATACCTCTTTCTGTGATAAGAAATAACAAGTCTGATAAAAGCAGAAACACCAAGATACTTTGTTTCAAGCTTATCGCACATTAATTGAGTTGTGGTAGTTCCGTTCTGAAACTCAGCATAGTGATTGCCCTCTAAAAGCCCTATCAATCTACCCTTCATGAATGACATCTCTCTAACCAATCGATCCACATTTGACTTATAAACGTCCTCTAGCGTATCCCTAGTTGATTCATGGAGTCCCCTGTTGGAGAAAATCATTCTCTCTGAAGTGCTAGCAAAATCATCGTAGTCACCAACACCAAGGAAATAGGCATTCTTAAGCCTCTTCCATCTGGCCAATGAATCCTTAAATAAGTCTACATCGCAATTGGGAGAACTCCTGTGAATATCACTAAATGGAATCAGGTAAATAGGGTCACCTATCTTATCAAGACTAATAGAGAACTTATGAACCCTGAAAATCCCTGTAGTGTGCATTAGGTATTAAGGATCTTATCTTTCAATTCCTTACTCTCTGTCATGAGATTTCCATCCATCACATAGACCCGTAAATTGTTTTTATGCGCCCAGTTCCCAATGGCCATAACAACACCCATGAGAAGTAGTCCAATTGATACAAAGGCCAATAGAATCCAGGCAATCATAATACAACCTTGTTTCTCAAATCCCGCCAGTCGCTAAAACTAGCATCCTCTAAGTGCGGCCTTTCCCATGTAAGATGACGCAACCCATATTTATTAGCTATGGCCTGACCCTTCCTATACAACTCTTCCTCCTTTGGCTTACCCCAAACATCCTCATACATCCCCTCAGCCTTCGCCACTCTCTGTAGAGGAACCCAGTCAATGGCCATTCCGTAGTTGTGAAAGCTTTGACCCACATCGGCATTAGTCACTATCTTTCCTGGGAGACTTCGGCCAATGGCATACAGCTCCTTTTGCCTCTGCAAGCTCCTAAACCCCTCGTACACGTATGGCAATAGCCCCTCCTGACAACAGGCTTCGTACCAAGACATCACCTTCCTCTTGAAATCCTTGTGCAGAGTCTCAATCTTGGCCTTGGATATAGAAGCGGCATGAGAAAGAGTGATCATACCAAGGACTCACCTGACACCATCCTCATTGTTTGCTCGAATATCCCCGGAAAGAACCAATCGGAATGATCGTAGTTCCTCTTAATTTCTATAACGCGATCCTTAACCCGAGGATCTACATTCTGTGGACCAACTAAACCCAAATAGCCATAGCCCAAACCAATCCAAGACAATATCGACTTACTAAATTTCGCTCTCTTAAGCCACCTGTCTTCCGGACTCCAATAGACATAGATCTTGCCAACCACTCCATCTAGTAGCGCCTTATTGAATCCATTCTTCTCAAAATCAGCTTCGCTGGCAGATGCGATTAAGTGGAGTTCTTCAATATCGAAATTTCCCCTCTTAACAAACCTTTCACAAATATCTCCTCCGTTAGAGTGGGCAACTAAAACTAAATTCTCATCCACATGCCGCTTGGCAATAGTCTCTAGGTTGTCTACTCTAGCCTCCTGCTTAATTCTACGGGTAGCAGCCCCGGCCCTATACTCTAGTCTTGTGGCTTTGTGTGGTGTTCTGTGCTCAATATAGTCCTCACCAAGATCAGTCCACGAACTTACGTCCTCTGGGTTTGTGAGAATCCCATTAATAAAGATAAAGAACTTACTCACTTCTTTTTTTCCGGGAGAGGAATAGAGATCTTTACCCCATGATAAACTTCCTCGGATCTTTGATGATCTCCGAATGACCCTGGACGATTTACTCCCTGAGGCTTTACGGACTCCGTTAATTCTTGATCGCTTGCCTTCCATGCACTAACCCTCCCCTGCTTAAACCAACCCCAAAACCTAGACAGCAAACCCATTACTTGAATAGCTTCTCTTTGAAGAATTCAACAATGCACACAAATGAAACAACTAGACCTGAACCGTACCACAACTTCTTCTCTAAATTCCTGATAGCGTCCTCTGACTTCTCTTGCTTCTTGTGAAGATCGATAATCGTAGTCTTAATCCAGCCAACATCATTTCGAGTCTCAATTAGGAGCGTTCTATCATCTTTCTCGTTCATTGCTGTATAAAGTTATTGCCTTCCGAGTTAATAGCCACTGATCCAGCGCCCGTACTGATATTGGTCACATACCAAATATGGCTGGGCTGGATCTTGGCAAACAAAGAAGAGTCATTGGTTGTAATAAGTCCAGTGATCGACTTAGCTGGCCACACATTTGTTGTTGTTCCGGCGGCGTTATAGGAAATGATTTGTGCCTTGGCCACATCTGAGGCCGCAGTAGTTCGTAAACTTATTGATACAATCACCTCGCCACGAACAGCGCCATTTGTTTGAGCTGTGTTAAGGACTGGGGCTGTGCTGGAGATAACATAATTCCCTCGGTTTGTTACGAAGCTCACATCATTCTGGAACGTCATTATACCCTTAACTAAGTGTGTCCTAGAGCCCGTTTCCCCAATATTCACATTGCCATCATAAAAATCATAACGACTAAAACTTCCAATAAAAGGAGCGCCACCACCATTACCTCTCAACTTAAATCCGTTATTCGTCTTAGATTCTAGAGTTGGAACTCCGCTATTATCGATATAGCAAACTATATTGGTATTCCCTAGCCCTCCCAATTCGATATACCCAGCATCAATCGTTCCATCGCCAGCCCTAAGATTGCGGATTGAAAAGACAGCCCCAGCGCTATTGTTGCTAATAGCTGTAACTCCGTAGACGTTAATATTCGTGAACCTAATTAAACCCGTTGCCGTATCCCCGGCCTTAAGAAGATAGGCAGCATTGAGAGTGGCGTTGGTGCCCGTATTGACAACAATCGGATTGGTTCCACCGCCTCCCTGTCCCTGGGCAAACGTTAAATAGACTCCGAAAAGGAGCAAGATAGCAACAAGAACACCTTGAATAACCTTAGTTCTCATTATTCATTGGAACCACAGATCCCTTGACGGTGCCAGTGGTTACCCCATCACTCTTTACCTTTATACGAAAATACCTTGCCAATCTTCGAACCCTCTCGATATACGGAGCCGATGTCGTTCCGCTTGCCATGTCAACATCAACCCTTTTCTGGACTGGGGTATATGGCTGATCGCCGGAGGCAATGGTTCCTGGATTTAAAGCGTATTCAGGAACAAAAGTAGTCCCATCATTGCTCCACTCAAACTTAACATTCGCTGTTTTAGAGGCTTGGTTGGTTGGAACCTCAATTAAAACCACAGCCGAATCATAGCTCTTAAGATCAATTGAATCAGAGGCCACGTAGGAAGCGGTTAAAGTCTGGTTCGTGAAAACAACCGTTGCAGCCCCCTCCCTAACAGATTGAGCAAGTGCAGACGTAGCTAAGCAAACTACTGATGCTATGGCAAGAATCCTAACCATATATACCTTTCAGTTATTGGAAGGTTCCAGTCCTAGACACTCCGTAAACTATGTAAGGAACACCATTAGTCATCGTTGCGTTCGTTGAAAGCAATGTCACATACATGTTTGTAGGGGTCACAGTGACCACACTATAGCTTCCATACCCGGCAGTTTGACCGCTTTTAATCCCCTGAATCACTGTAGGAGTTGAAACCCACACAGGACTAAAGGTATTTGTGAAAGTAGTTTGAGCACCTGTGACGGTCGCTGTAACCACAATCTGCTTATATTCATTTGTAGGACTATCGGAAACAATGACAGTAGATCCGCTAGTTGTGCTTGATCCACCCTGATTTAAAATAACCTTTTGCCCCATCCTTGTCACCTTATCGGAAGCAAACAAAGAAAGTACAAAAACAAACGCAAAAGAAAGACTTAAAATGAGCCTCTTATTCATATTCACCTCTTGGATTAGGGCTTAAGGAGGCACTCCCTAAGCCCATCATCCTTTTAATTTTTAATTAAGCTCCAACATTGCCATACACTCCATACCAAGTAGGAGTGTCGCATTCATAACGCTCGCGAACACGCCAAGAATAAGTATCCTTATCAATTGCGTTTCCGAGTTCAGTGTTGCCCTGGATGTTAAACAGAGAATGAATACTCATTTCCTCACGATTGAAGAATCGGAGCGAGAACTCCAACACCGCAGACGGATCAGCAATTAAGAACCATGCCGTAGTCGAACTCAAAAGAGGACTTGTTAGCACCTCTAGCTTAGCGGCAATAGAGCCAATCACGTTAGCCGTATTCTCAGTAGACTGAGGAATCCATTCAGACTTCACAAGTTCATGTGCCCGTCTCTCTAATTCCTGAGGAACCACGAGGTACTTAGCTGGATAAATCGCGTCATACAGACCGGAATTGCCTTTTGTGGTTTGCATCGTATTGCGTCCGATCCACAAAGAATCTAGGTCCAATGCAGCATTAACCGAAGCACGATTGCTTTGCGTTCCACCTTGGACTAATACGTGAGCCGTATTGAACAAGCTCAAACCATCCTGAGCCAATTGCCCAGTAGTGGCCGTGAAGCCGTTATTGAGCATATTAAGGATTCGGCGCTCCTTAGTCTGGAGCATGGCGTTCTTCATAGCCTTAGCCACATCGTCTTGGATAGGCCCAAAAAGATTATCAACGATAAGCTCACGAGAAACATCGATCACGAAACCGAATTTCTTCATGTTTACCGTCTTAGAGGTATCTTGCTTAATAGCCTTCTTCGGATAAACAGCACCCTCGGCGACTTCTTCGGCTTCACCAACGCCAACAATACGATTCATGATCTCGTACTTGCTGGTTGTCTTCTTTTCCTTAACGATCTTAGAACCGATAAGCGGAATTGTAGCGTTTGTCTCTAATACGCAGGTCTTAAGCCGCGCATCGATCAAACTCAGCATGTTATTTGTGATTACAGTAGACATATTTTACTCCCTTTTACCCTTAGTTAGCGAAGGTTAACCTGGACGATAGGAATTGGACGCGAACTCGTTGATACAAGTCGGCAAACGATCCAACCGCCTGGACGATCCGAACGCTCTTAGTTGTAGTTTCCTCTAAATCCAAACACCATGCAGTTACGCCACTTACCGTGGCCTTAATAATTCCGTACTCTACTTGCCCATCAATATCAGCAGCAGCCAATACAGCGCTAGCCGGAGTTGAGTGGTAAATACTGATTTCAAACTCATAGTCAGGATGAATCCTAACTACTTGCAACTTACTTGTTTCACCAGGAATAGTGCTGTCGCCAGACGCCTGAATGAAATACGAAATAACCGTGGGATCAGCCCCGCAAAGAGTAATTTCGTTATTTGTTAATACGCCAAGATCTCCCGCAATAGGAGTCCCGGTTGTTAAAGTGCGCTTCTCGTACTCAGCAGCACCACCACTAGGAATTTTTACCAATTCAAGTGGTTTTAGAGCTAATGTTGCCATATTCCCCTTTCATCATTATGCCCCTAAAACCACCTACCTACTCCCAAGTAAATAGAGTGTTAGGGCTAGTTAATCGTCTTGTTCGTCTTTCTTAGCAAGTGGCCTAGCAGAAATCTGATCATGTCCCAGTTGACTCATTTGATTATTGAAATCAACAGCCTGGTCTTTAGATCCCTCCTCTGCCACAAATCTGTTAAATCTATCCTGCTTCTTTCTCCACTCAGCATTAATCGCATCCTGGATGCGCTTGTCTCTCCATGCCAAAACCGAGCTTTGCGTTTTGGTTGCCTCATCAATCGTCTTAACCTCAACAAGCACATCTTTAGCTGTATCCCAATAAAGTGGCTTCCATCCCCTAGATGATTGCCTCACGTGTTCCTTATCAGGTTTCGCGATGTATTTATCTGGATACTTAGGAAACACATACTTTCTTAAGTATTCATCTGGATTATCCGCAGCCGCCAATCTCTCGTGAGAGTATCCAATTTCCACCTCTTTAGCCTCTACCTCAGTCACAACCTCGCTAGTAACAGGCGGTTCAATGACCGCACTAGCAACAACCTTATTCCCTTTTGCCATATAAAATTCCCTTTCCCTTACTTAATGCCCCATCGTTTCTTGTATGCCGCATAATCTGCTTGAGTTGAGCACTTGCTCGCCTCAATCATTTGCTTGTAAGACTTAAAACCAGACTTAATCGCAAATTCATCCATGCCCGAGTTCTGAGTTTGTGGCGTTGTAGCAGCCCCACCCACAGATCCACCAGCAGCAGACTTAATTGCAGTCAGGTCTTTACCGTCCGACTTAGGCACAAGCTTAGGCTTAAGGTTCTTATATCGCTCTATCTTATCTCCGATTGGCAAACTGGATAACTCAGGTAGATTCTCCTTAAAGAACTCCTCAGCTTCCTTGGCCACAGGATTAAGCTCAACAAACCCACGGTTTCTTTGCTCAATCTCTAGCCTTAATAAGTTCTGAAGCGCCCTTTGGCCTTCAATCACCTGGTTCCTGAACTGATAGTCAGCCATCTCTCTTCGATATTCAGCTCTCGCCTCCTTCTCTGTCTTGTCTTGGTTAGTCCAATAACGGACATATTCCTCCTCAGACGGAAATGCAGGAGCCGCCTCTGACTCTGCTTTCAAAGAACTTTGGTTTTTCTCAAGAGCTTCCAATCTCGCTTGAAGCTTGACGTTTTCCTCGTAAAGCCTCTTCGCCTCAGTTGAAGAATCCTTATATCGCTTATCAAGGTTCTCCAAGTTCTTGGCTAACTCTTGGATCTTTACTTCAGGATTGTTATCTCCATTCTCCGCGCCATTGGGTGTTATCCCAGGGGGAGCCTCATTGACCTCGCTGCCAGTTACGGCAGCCACCGTATCAACTTCCATTATATTCCCTTTTTCCCCTATTGTTAACTTAGGTGTTACCCTAAGATGATTTCAGGTTGCATTACACAACCTTTTCCACATGTTTGTGAAAATTGCAAAAACCGTCAAGTTATATTTCAAATTATTTTTCGCTAAGGGCTTGAGATATACCGTTACTTAGTAAGTCTATAACGTCCTCCATAGCCTCCATATACCCCTCACACGCCCGGGCTTTACCAATATCCCCCTCAACAACAGACTCCCTCATTTGAGATATATTTCTATCCCTAACCTCAGTAAGAAATTTAATAAGAAACGAGTTCGAAGGACATCGATCTAGGGATTCCCACTCCTCACTCTCAGTGTGTGGACGCTCAAATAGAATCCCCCCCATTTGAATGCATAAGTCCTTGGCCTCTTGTGACATATTAAGCTCCTCCGGCAGCCCCCATCACTTCCTGCATAGGCTGTGCCTCAACCTGACCCACTGTCCTCTCACTAGGCAAAGTCTTCTGAGACTTATATTGATCTAGCGCTAGCTGTATATTCGGATCTTTATTGATAATCTCCTCTGGATTAGGAAACACCGAACTAAACGTTTGGAAGATCCTAGACAGGAGACCTGGAACATTGAGAAATGGAGCAAAAATGGGATTCGTCACTGTCTGGACTAAGTTTGTTAACATCTGGCGCATCGTGGCCTTATTTTCAAACTCCTGCACGGACACCTCTTCAACATACATATCGGCATTGAAGTCATCGGCTTTGATGATGGCGATGGCCTCCCTTCCGTCATCTCCCATAAGCTCAATCAACACATCTTGATCCAAGAACTGTGGGGCATACTCCTTAACTTTCTTAAGGTACTGACCGGCTAGCATCATGTTGATTCTCTTGATGTCGTTTAACGCCGGAGCACTCGAAGAATCCCGGATGGCTGCAAACTCAGTTGCGCTCGTCCTAGATCCCATATTCTCCCCAAGAGTGAACGGAGGGGTTTGGGCTGTTTTCTCAGAGTCTTCCTCCAAATACGAAAGGGTATTGGAAATGGTCCCCGTAAAATCGCTATAAGCCATCTCCTGAAGCCCTTCTTGGGAAGTAAGATCAAAGACTTTTCCTGGAACAATCTTCATGTCCTTGGTCTTGCACCTGCCAACAATTCTCTTCATTGGCCTAAAGAGCATGAGGGTGCGATTATCCATGAGCTGGCCCTTGGCCACTGTCTCTTGGATGTAGTTATCCTCTAAGAGATTAACCAAGCCACGACCGTAGAAACCAATATTGTCCTCGTGAGAATGCGCTCCAAGGTATGGAATGTTATTGCTCCAATAGGGTGATTCCTGGAATCTCACCACAACATTGTTACCCATCAGGCCACCAATAACCTCCATCAGATAGCGTCTAGGTTTTCCATTTTGATCCCACTCTAGGTCAATAGCCTCACCCTTCTTGTTGTGCTTCACCCTAATCATCGGAAGCATAATCCAGGACATCCAGCGCTCATACATCTCGCTATTCATGCTGTCTACAACAGTCTGTCCGGCATCAGATCTTACCTGGTTCTCAAAGCCGCTATCCTGTCCGAACAACTGAAACTTCTGTAGCTCTGTAATCCTCTCAATATTCTTATACTTTCCACTCTCACCCTGGGTCCAAATCTCTACCCTAGTAATATCCGACCTATGGAGAAAACAGGTTTGACGATTTAATTCCTTTATCCGGCTATCTAGATAGCAATCCTTGAGGGGGATATTGTGAAATCCCGTTTCATCCTTACACACATAATCATATTCCTCTTCAACCAACTTGGGAGGAAATGGAGAGTCGGAAATCTCTCCTGTGTCGGCATTCTGGTATTTCAGTGATCCATCCTCTGTGGAAACAGGAATACTGACATCAACCGTCACCCACCGCTTTTTCTTCTCAACCTCAAAATCATACGGCACATAGGCTATGCAATTACCGTTCTTGTAAAGACTGTGATAAGCAGAATAAGCCTTGCCCTTTAAATCAGTTTTACGCATGTGACATTCAGCCACTCGGTTAAGGGCTTCAGCCACAATAGCCTTTCTCCTCTTTTGCTCGCTATCCTCAAAGATTCCAATAGAGGGAGCAAACTTAACGGGCATGTCAGAGGTAAATGTTGCGAGATAGGCACCGTCCTGGTTACGCCTAACAACACGATGAAACACTGATGCACTAACTTTTGCCCTAGTAAGCTCTGATAACCTATGATCTTTTAACCCCATCCAGTACATTTCATCAGCAAGCTTCCACTTTTCTTCAAGGGCTGATCGCTGGTTGTAGTACGCTGAATACGCAGAGCGAGAGAGCTTTAAAACGTGCTCGACAACAGGGTGCAAGTTTCCATTGTCATCGTAGATGGCTAAGTTGGCAGGAGCCTTGGCCTTGGCTTTTAACGCAGATGGAAGTGGCTCAACCGGCTTACGCCCTTTGTCTTCAGTAAGGAACAAGTCCTTGTTATCAACACCCTCTTTCCCCATAATCCCCAATTCCTAAGTTATGTCAGAAGCTAAGCCGCCTGTCTAGCATCTGTATCGTTAATCCAGTTTTCTAACTCACAACAAGCGTATTCAAAGCAGTCTATTAGATGATCATCTCGGTTCTGAATCCTCTTCTCAATAACGCTAGACCTCTCGTTAACTGGACGCTTCACGCACTTACGCTGAACTTCCCAAATAAAATTCACACAAGTTTCAAACACATAGAACTTAGCTTTACCAGGCTTACCATAACAACTACCAGACTTATCGACCTCCAAGAACTTCCTGGCAACAAGCCTCCTGGCCTCTTGACCTAACGTAGTGCTTGGCTGAACACTGATACCGGCTGCCACGTAGTGATAATCTAGTCCGTCACCTGTAATCTGATCCGTCTTAAACTCATGGTAATCTAGTAAGGTAGACACAAACTTTTCCCCGCACTCTTCCTCTACCCAGATGTCGCCATCTAGCTTCCTTATATTTTCACTGAGCTGGATAATATCACGACACCTCTCATCAATAGTTGTGCCAGACTTATAATACTCCCTGTAGCCAACCGCGCACTTATTCTCTGGGTCTATGGCCACCCACATACAACCCGCCGGTGCCGCTGTACCTGCGTCCATGAATCTCCACTTAAGCCAATGACCAGGAATCTTAAAGGGTTTAATTACGTGAATTGACGGATCAAACTCTGGAAGCCATTTTCCGCTGGCAAACGCAAACTCTCCCTTCCTGGCCGCTTGCTCGTACACTGTGCCATCAAACTTAACAAAACACGCCCTTTTCTCTTCAGGAGGGTATATGTCATCAGGCACGTCCTCTACGCCTAACTTAAAGTGACGGAAGCTTTCTGTTCCAAATGTCTTTAATGGATTAAGACAGGCATCTGGAAGCCAAGAGACATCGGCATCGTCTACAGCCACCGTGATAAGAATTTTGCCCTTAGTCAACCTAGTTCGTTCTAGGCACTCATTCATCATCTCCCAAGGAGCCTCTTCGTCTAGGTGGATGAACTGATAGTTGCCTGACTTCCATTGCTCTAAAATCTGATCATAGGACCGAATAACAAACCGACAGCCTCCGTATAGGTGGATTGAAGGTTTGCCCTTAGAATACCAGTCGCGAACAAATGGCTTTGGAATTAACTCCTGATACTGCTTAAGTAGGACGCTATCTATGTGCTCGAAGCTTCGACCACCAATGAGTCCAACGCGCTCTGATTTATAGGTTTTAGTCCAGTTATAGTCCTCCTCAATGCCCATTGCTCGGGCACCCGGCCATGCCTTCTTAAGCCTCCCAATTCCCCAACAAGAGCCAATATATGCGCCTATCGAAGTCTTAGTTGTGCGCTTCCAGCCGGTAATAACGCAGATCTTAGGCTGCTCCCTGAGCCATGTCCTTATGATCTCGGCCTGCTTTGGGTACTTAACTATACAACCAAAGAACGCTAAGGGGATCGTCTCGAAATCCTTACGCATCTCCTGGTCATACTCCAAGCGCTTCTCGAATTTCTCAGGAATGACCATTACAGCCTGGGAGTTGAGTTAATGACGATAATGAAGATCGTAGCCACGATGAGGGTAAAAGCCAGAGGATAAAATATGTCTGCCGGATTCATGCTTCGAGCACCGTATGAATCTGGGTTTCAGGGACAATGAAGTGCCAGTGTTCGTTTAACCCCATCTCCTTGGCCTGTCTAGGAGGGATTCGGTTATCGGCATGCCGAATAACCCCAATAACACATTCTCGGCCTATATGGCTCTTATCTAGGATTCTACAGCCATCGGCCACGTGAACTATCTTGCCACGGCTATTAATGCGCTTATAGGCTTCTGGAACCTCAATGAGCTTGGCACCCACTAGGTTCGTAAGCTCCCCCATGTCTACTAACACATTTCGTCTTAATACCCTTACCATACCCTATGCATACCCTTTCTATACCCTATACATACCCTTTGGATACCCTACCATGGTAGGGTAGGGCTACCCTTAGCGCTTCTTACCTTTACCCTTAACTTTCTGCTTTAATGTTGGCATAATCATCCTTTCTAAAAACTGGGATAGCTCCTGGTCTCATCCTGGATCTTGGGATAACCGTAAGTATGGTTGTAATGCATCCTTAGCTGTGACTCATACCTTAGCCTGCCCACCTCTACCTCTAGCTCTAGAATGCGCTTTTCTAGCTCTAGGATGGCTTGTGGAAGGTTTTTGGCTATAGACCTAGACTTAGCTAGCCTTTTCACTTGGAACCCCCTTAATTTGATCCTTATAGCGTCTAGCCCTGATATCTGAGAGAAAGGCACCTGTCCCGTAGTGGTAATTCACATAACTCGTAAGTGGTACCCCCATCTTGACTTGCTTCATCTCTCCCGAATCGACTTTGCGCCAGTATTCCCGTTTGACCTTATCCGAAAAATCTATCATCCCTCTTATCCCTTAGTTCTAAGTTGTTAGCTGCTTTTAGGGGTTATTGTAAGATTGTGCAAGAAAAATGTTGCACTATTTTGAGAAAAGTTGTTAGGATGCGGGGCAAGACATACAATCCGGTTAGGGCTGGGTACTAGGCGGCGAGGTAGAAAGATTATCCTGAAACATAGGTAAGGCACCCTCGATAAACAACCTTATGCGGGTGATGAGCTTGCATAGGACGACCGATCCTAATTGGCAATAGGATCATGACCCGAATTACAGGACATAGCCGGTAAGGGGATTGTACCTGTAACGAAATACCGTTCCCTCAGCCTACGGGCTGGGGTAGACGATTAAGGAAGCTCCGATCAATGGGAACCGGGGGAGTCAAAGACCTTAATCTAAAGTGACTCGGAACAGGCTGGGACTTATAGGAAGTAAGCGCGAAGTCTTTGCAGGTTTACGATACTACCTACCATGGCAATGGGGGTAGTGTGCCCGGTCACGAGAGCGAGAGCTTACGGAAGTAACGAGCGGAAGTCGACCGCACAACAACGACGCATGGAGTGGATGGGACGGTAACGGCCCTAGTAACGAAATGCGACTAACTATGTCTTAACAAGAGCTATACCTATGAGAGCTGAAGTAGCTAGGAAGTGGAGGATGCCATGTGGCAGGTATAAGGGTGAACTGTTGGGCCTAGTGCCCTTAGACTACCTGGAATGGGCTGCTGGTAATTGGAATGACAAGGTGTTTAGAGAGGCAGTTAAGGCTGTCTACAAATACCGCAAGTCACTTGTTAAGACTGAATTGGTTAAAATAACTAATATCCCTCAAACTCTTAAGCCCATGCCCAAAGACCTTACGGCTGTTGAATGTGCTAGGGGTGAGTTAGTGGAATTAATTAAATCAACCCCAGACAACCTGTTTTAGGGGCGCTGTGATTGTAAGTAACTGATTATGAATGATAGAAACCAAATACTAATGGCTCAGGCTTATTTAGACCAGAGGAAGAAGGAGTTGGGGTTAGATGATAAGTTTAGGGTGCAACAGGAGATAGCGGAAGTGGTTAAGAAGCTAGTTCTCAACCTGAAGTATATCAGGCAAGAGTTCATGGATAGTGTGTTGTCGGGGAAGTCTTAAAGCCCTGTGACACTTGTGACAGGTGACAGTTAGCTTTCCTTCCGGCAGTCCCTGGTAATTAGTGGACGGAAATTACCCCCCCCCTGTTTTGTGATGGGGTGCCCTCCAAGTGGACTACTTTTGGACCTGGAAATAGTCTTTTAGGGTCCAAGTCGTGCAGGTGGTAAGTAATCTTTATAATTACACACCCCGGGGAGGGGAGAAAGGGATGGGGTGCCCGGCATGTCTACCAGTTTACACAACCAACCCCTTCCCCCACAGCAACCAGCTCAGTCCCTACTCCGGGCAGAAATACCTAAACCATTTCTGCCCTGGACATGGGAGGGGGAGGGCTATGGGTAAATGGCGACAAAACCCGCTAAATTACAATGTAAAACCCATCAAGTTCTTAACGTCGCACAATAGTCATTGTAGGCAGGTAGTTGAACCTAGAACAGCCTTAAACTGTGCAATAAAACCAGCTAACCACAACCGGTAGTGGTATTACAACTTCTACAGGCTAAGAATACGTATTTACAACCTAAAATTCTCGTACTTGGTCCAATCGGGCTCGGTGTAGTTTCCGCCCTCATGCAACTCATTAGCACGCTGAGTCATGACGCCTGAAATGACGGTTAACTCGCCAGTGGATATACGCTCAGGGCAGTTTTCTAGTCTATCCCTGATTATGTGGTCTGCCATGTACGCCAGGCCGTATTTGACCTTGGCCATCGCTTTTTTGGCGGTCACGATGTCTTCGTCTTTTGTACCTTCTAGGCACCGTCTAATAGTCTCATGACTAACCTGTAACTGTTGCCCTATCTCCCGTAGCGTCTTCCCTGCCAGAGCATCCCTGACTACCTCAAATCGTGTCTCGTCACTCAACGCGCCCTTCCACGGCCTAATTTCGCTCGGCATATATATAGTAGCTGACTTTTACGACTTAACTAAGCTATTCCCCACCACCACAAACCAATTTCGGATGTCAGTGCACCCAACACCTACAACATTCCCAGCGTCATCTAAATTCACCACCATTGAACCCCGTTGCTCAGTCTTGGCTACCGGCCTGTCTGATAGATGAATATACGCCACCCCGTTATTACTATCTAGCAACACCGCTGGTAGTTCACCCTTAACAGCGTTAATAGCAGCCGCATTAACCTCCATAAATCCCCTTAATAGCAGTCAGTTTATCTTGCGCCGCTTCGTACAACTTAATCACCTCACCCCACAGATCTACATTCTCAGAGCTAGCAATCTGAGCTATTTCAACCTCTAGACCTCGTAGGACATCAATCTGTACATTGCAGATCCGCACCTTCTCATCGTTGGACACTGGCATATAATTCTCCTCTTGTTGAGACAACCGTAGCATAAATTGTTTTTATTAACACGATAAATTTTCTTTATGGTTTAATAAATCTGAAGTGCTTTTGATTTTTACTTCAGAATTATAGTATTTTCCCCGGTGTCACTTTCAGGAAAAATCTTCAGTCTGCCACTTGACATTTCGCAAACATGTGTTATGTTAACTGCGTAACGTGAAATTGCGTTACCTCGGTCCAAAACTGAGAACAACAAAAAACTGAAAGGAAAAAATAATATGAAATGCTACGAACTAACACAACCCGAATTAGAGGGCCACAGTGAATTGTCAGACCTGGCTAGAGAGTGCGGTTACAGCTCACTCAGGAGCTGTCTCAATGACCATAATATGTGGGGTGCCGATGTGGAGGTAGTAAAGGAGTTCCTCCGAGACCAGCTCAAAAATTCGTTTACCCAATACACTGTCACCATAAAAACAGACCCATCCTACTACGGGGAGGGGGTAGACAAAACTGAGGCCATGGAGCTAGCTAAAAAAATTGCCGCGAAATTAGAGGAAAAATTTCCTGGCATCAATATTAGAATGGACAACCTCATTGGACATGGGCGCAAGGACGATACAACAGGCCCGGAGCAGTCGGTTTGTGAGGAAATTGACTATTGCCATCAGAGGGCGTTTGAAACAGTGGTTTGTGGAGGTGCCCAATGACCACTAAAACCAAAGCACAACACACGCCTGGGCCGTGGGAAATTAGGCCATTCGAGGGCGTCTATGGGGTTTTCTCCAAAGAGGACAATGAAGTTCCCGTAGCCACAACAGACTACGGCGGAGACATGCTTGAAGGGGCTGACTGCCAATTGACTCAAGAAGCAAACGCCCGCCTAATCGCGGCCGCTCCTGAGTTGTTGGAGGCATGTAAAACAGCGCTTTCCAAGCTCAATGAGCTAGATCGCCCAGTTAACTGTCGCGCAATACAGGTGTTGCTGGGCGCAATCGCTAAAGCAGAAGGGAGGGTGTCATGAGAAAGCCTAAACACATTCCTAGCCCCTGGGTTGCAAGTAGAAGGGAAGCCAGAGACCTGGAAACAAGGAAACTCATTGATCTCTTCGTAGTAAGGTCGCAGGAATATATAGTTACCTCTGTTAGAGACAAAGATAGCTACTCTGAGGCAAATGCTAGTCTAATTGCTGCCGCACCCGACCTGTTAGAGGCATGTAAGAAAGCCTTAAAGCTAGAGAAGCTTCAACTTGAAGATTTGCTTAAAGAGGGGTGGCCTAAAGACAGTATGCCCATTGAGGCATCTAAGGAAAACATTCGATGCTATAAGGCGGCCATAGCTAAAGCTGAGAAAAGGTTGCTATGAACCCACAACTCACAACCCGCTTTAAGTTTGTCCGCGAGAGGTTGCAGGATCGCATAAGGGAAGTGCGTAGGCGTAAACAGCGCTATCCCACAGCTTTCCCGCATGACCAAATTATTCACGAGACCCGTTTAGCTCTCAACTGGGTTAAATGGGCATTAAGGGAGCATAAGAACTAAGCTAAATTAAATTTACCGCCCCTGGGGAGGTTTCTGTCATGGTAGGTCTCAAGCCGCCTTTCAGTTTTCCTCATTTTTGGCCCAGGGGCGGGACTACTTGCCGCGCTCGATGGCGTAAATCCAAAGTTAGACTGCACGAGCTGTGGCGTGAGGTCGTGTGGCTACGGGCTAGGACAAGCCCATGGACTAAAACAATTCTAGCTCAATTCTCTCTTGACCAGCTTCACACCAGAGTTTACTCACGTCCTTAAAGCTATAAACACCCGAGTCCTGGGGTAAAAGTGCATCCATTACGGCCTTTACACAATTATCCAAGTCGGGCTTGGCTCTATGTGGCTTACCTAGCATTTCACCCTTCTTCTTCCCACTCCAAGAACTAGGCATTGAGAAGTAGAACTTGGCACTAAGTCCAACAACATCCCCCACCTCACCCACCACCTCTCTAGCCCTATCCGCGAACTCCCGGTATCTCATCACACATGGCCGCTTCTTCCAACGATCAGACCTAGTTTGACGTGGCTTAGGAACGGGTTGGCCGTAAATAACGTATTTCTTGGAATGTGAGTCAATCAGGGAATGCCCTAATTTCGCACCAGGATTAGTTATAGCGGGTTTTAAGGGGTTTACCCTACTCAGGGTAGCGGTCTCGGTATTCAGGGCGGCTAGCGATGGG